AGCTGGTGGACATCATGCACTCGGTGGATCCGGCGTATCAGCAGAATGGGGTCTGGATGTTTGCGGACTCGACTCTGGCCAACCTGAAGAAGATCAAGAACTCGTCAACCACCCAGCCGTTGTGGCTGCCTGCCGTAGCCGCGCGCGAGCCCGATACCATTCTTGGCAAGCGGTATGTGGTCAACCAGGATTTTCCGGCGTTCACCGATGCAGCCAGCAAGATCATAGCCTTCGGGGATTTCTCTCAGTATTTCATCCGGGATGTCAAGGGGGCGCTGCTCATGCGGCTGACCGAGCGGTATGCGGATTATCTGCAGGTAGGCTTCATGCTGTTCACGCGCCATGACGGATCGGTAATCACCACTTCGGCGATCAAGTATGCTTTGAGCCATGCGTAAACAAATAGGAATGGGCCGAGGGCTTCAGCCCCGGCCTAATTCCAACGACAGGAGAAAGAAAAAATGAGCGAAACACTTCGAGAATCAATCAAACCGGACGTGGCACTGGCGCCGCAGTCGATAGCCACAAGCAACGTCACGGGGCAGTATTATGATCTGCGGGACTACGACAAGGCAATGTTTATTCTGCAAGTGGGGGCGATACCGAATACCGATGCCGACGATACGGTTGAAATGCAGGTCTACAAACGTAAAGCCGACGGTACGGGGGCGGTAGCCTTGACCAGTTATGTCGCAACCGTCACTGGACAAGTCAATGCTTCAAAGGCGACCGTGCTCGTGGATACGGTTACCAATGATGAGACGCTTGAAATCAACGGTATTACATATACGAAGAAAGCGGGCACGGATGCCGATGCACAGGAATTCGCCGATGCGGCGGGCCTGGTGTTGTGTGTCAATCATGCGACCCTCGGTGTGCCCGGAGTGACGGCAAGCGCCGTCGGCACAACGGTGACCCTGGTGGCGGACAATCCCGGCAAAACGTTGATCACCCTGGTGGGTTATGAAGCTTCCAAACTGATTCCGTATACAGCCGAGGCGACGGCCATCGTCGAGGTGCCTGAAGATGTTCTTGGCACGGACTTCACCCATGTAGCGGTCAAGGTCACGACTTCCGCCACGATTGTGGTCGGGGCCACGCTGATTCGCTGTCAGGCGCGGCGTGAACCAGTTGATCAGCAGGTTGCAGATGTCTACCCCGCGTAAACGTAAAAAGGTAATAGAGCGGGCGGTCTTCGTCCCGGAGGAGGACGCCGCCCTTATCTCTGGGCGAGACTTGATCCTGCGCGGCACTGCACGACAGCGACGTAGCAGTGATGGTTCGGAAAAAGAATCAATCAGGCGCAGAACGTGATAGGGTAAGGAGCTGCAATGGGAAGAAAATTGATAATACCGCCAGAGCTGGAGCCGGTGACGCTGGAGGAAACGAAAAGTCATCGTCGGATCGAGTCGAGTGATGAGGATGTTCTTATAGTCGGCTTTATCGAAGCCGCACGGGAATGGTGCGAGGGGTATCAAAACAGGGCTTTTATTACGCAGACCTGGGAGCTTGCACTCGATAATTTTCCATCAGAGAATTATGTCGAAATCCCGAACCCTCCTCTGCAGTCTGTTGAGAGCATCAAATATTACGACACCGACGAAACGGAGCACACTTTCTCAGCCGATAGCTATCATGTGGATATATATAGCGAACCTGGGCGTGTGGTGCTCAAATACGGCGAGACGTGGCCGTCCATTACGCTCAGAACGGCGAATGGAGTGATTATCAGGTTTGTGGCGGGGTACGGCGATACGACAGCATCAGTGCCCGGAAAAGTGAAGCAGGCAATAAAGGTCCTGGTAGGACACCTCTATGAGAACCGGGAGGCGGCGGATATCAAGGAGATGAAAGAGGTGCCGTTTGCGGTGCGTTCACTTCTTGGGCTCGAAAGGATCTGGCCGATATGAGAGCGGGGCGCCTGAGACATCGGGTAATCATCCAGGAGTATAGCGAATCCCAGGGGGATTACGGTGAGGTTACGCAGACCTGGACGACATTCGCGACGGTCTGGGCAGCGATCGAGCCTGCGCGGGGACGGGAGTTCTGGGACGCACAGCAGGTGAACGCAGAGATTACGGGGAAGATCACGATACGGTATTTGTCCGGGGTGACACCGAAAATGCGGGTGAAGCACGGGGACCGGTATTTTGAGATCCTCGCGGTGATCAACCCGGAGGAGAAAAACGAGGAGCTGCAGCTCATGGTGAAGGAGTCGGTAAGTGGCTAAAAAGGGAACAATTAAAGTTGAGATCACAGGCTTTGAAGATATTGAGCATAAAAGTCTCAAGTTGGTTCGGGAAGTCAATCGAGTAAATAACCAGGGTATAGTTCAGGAAGCGGATAATCTCGTTCGGGTAATGAGACAAAAAGCTCCAAAAGATGAGCATAATCTCGAAAGAGCCATAAATAAACGAATCTGGAAGAAAAAGAGAAATGTTGTTGGAGTTGTGGTTGGTGTGGAAGGCGGACACCCTGAATTCCGAAGTAAAAAGGGCTATTACCCGGCCTCTCAGGAGTGCGGCTGGGAATATCCGAAAGGTGTGTATCATCCGCCGCATCCATATATACGGCCGACATTCGATGAACATCAGTCAGGGATAAAAATGAGACTCCAGGATGCATATAAAAGAGTGATCGAAAGGGTCGGGAAATGACCATTGAGGAGGCTTTGTACACATATTTGCTGGGAGAAACTGATATCACTGATATCGTTTCTACCCGGATCTACCCGGTGGTGCTTCCCCAGGGGACGGAGCTTCCAGCGCTCACGTATATGCAGGTGTCGAATCCGGTGCACCATGATGTGGATATCGCATACCCCCGAATGCAGATCAGCAGCTGGGCTGAGGATTACGCGGACGTGAAGAGCCTTTTTTATGCCGTGAAAGAAGCCATGCAGCGATACAAGGGGGTCATGGGAGGCGCATCAGGAGTGAAGGTCTCCCAGGTAGTATTTTTAAACAGTTTCGATTCGTACAGTCAGGCGACAGGGGTATGGCATATCCCTTCTGACTATAAAATTATTTACAGAGAGGTATAGAAATGAGCCAGACAACAGTACAACGCAGCGGAGCAATAAAGCTGGGGTCCGCAAAGGTCGAAGTCGGCGACGATGTGGGATCTTTGAAGAACCTCGGAGCGATGCGCGGAGTGACACTCTCGGAGAGCTGGGACAAGATCGAGGTGGAGTCTGACAATGCGGGCACGGTCAAAGAATACATCAAGAATCAGCGTGTGGCAATTACCGGAAATCTCATGGAAATCGATCTCGAGATCCTTGACGAGATCCGGGGCGGAATCGACGATTATTCCACGACCGAAGACTCTATCGTTGAAGACTACGACCAGACGGTGGCCTCCGGGGCCTGGGCGTTCGATGAATTTATTTTGCTCGAACATCAGAATGCCGACGGCACGGTGCCGCAGATCGACACGCAAGGATATCCTGATGTGAGCGGGTCGGTAGACGGAGCACTTGCGCATGGGACTGATTATTTCATCGTCAAAAACGGTGAAGGGAAGTGGGGAATCATCGTGATCGATTCGGCAACAGTCACTACCGAAGCGCAGGTTCTCACCATCAGCTATGATTACACACCGGCCGCATCAAAGAATCTTACTTCAGGCGGATTGAAGACCATCAACCCGAAGGTGATACGCCTCACCAATACGGATGAAAACGACAAGAAACTTCAGGTCACCGTATATTACGCATTCGTGGAGGAGGGGATCACGCTTGAGTTCCCGTCCGATGAGGCGGAGGACGTGATGATCAGTCCTATTAACCTGGTGGGGAAGGTCGACGTAGACCGCACCGCAGGCGACCAGCTCTATGAGATCATTGACGAGCAGAGCACGACATAAGGAGTTTCTGAATGGCTGAAAAAGAAGTAGAAATACTCGACCTTGGCTCGATAAAGCCGGCAAGAAGGGTTTTCAAAATCGCCGACAAAGAGATCGATGTCACGGTGATCCCTTTTGAAATCATGCTCGACATCGCCGATAACATGGAAATGTTTCAGGCCCTCAGCAAGAAAGAATTGAAAGGGAGCGAAGTCAAATCAGCACTGAAGCTGCTCTATGACATCACGATCAAGGTCTGTAAAAATTCAGATCCGAAAGTTGACGAGAAATGGCTGAATCAGCAGATCGATGTCGTACAGATGTTTTCGCTTATGGCTTTTGTCATAAAACCATTGTTCGCGAAGCTGGGTGATGAGGAAAACCCTCTTCTGGCCGAGCTCTTCGAAGGAAAAAGCAAAAAATAGAGCTTGGCCGAATATTGACCGATCTCGGAATGACGTATGCGTTCGCAACGCCGGAGTGGATCATGGGGACTGACTGGAGACTCATCTTGCTGTACTGGGATTATGCGCGGGAGAAAATATATCAACAGGAAAAGGATCCTTTACGAGGCAAACCGGATCTCGGGGGGCTGAATAAACTGAGGCTGGGGAAGATTACACGAAGGTAAAAAATGGCATTACTCGGTAATTTAGTCGTTAATCTTTTGGGCGATACTAAGGGATTGGAATCTTCATTAACGAAAGCCCAGAAGAAAATGCAGGCCGTTGCGGGAAATCTCACAAAGATCGGCACGAGAATGTCTGCGCTGGTAACTTTGCCTCTCGCCGGGATCGGCGTGGCGGCTCTGAAGGTTGCCTCGGATGCCGAGGAGATGGAATCGAAGTTCAATGTGGTATTCGGCGAGCTCGCCGGCGAAGCAAAGACGTGGGCCGATGAATTCGGGGATTCAGTCGGAAGGTCCACAGCGAGCGTTATGGGTTGGATGGCAGCGCTTCAAGACACATTCGTTCCTCTGGGATTTGCCCGGGCTGAAGGAGCCGAGTTGTCAAAAACGCTTGCGAAGTTGACCGTTGACATGGCGAGCTTCAATAACGAATCAGAGGCGAACGTAATACGGGACCTGCAGTCCGCACTTGTGGGGAATCACGAGACTGTGCGTAAGTACGGAGTCATTATCACCCAGGCCACACTTGACCAGGAACTTATGAATATGGGGATCCGGGACGGGATCCAGGCCGCGACTGAGCAACAAAAAGTACAGGCGCGAATGAATATCATTATAGCCGGAACAGCAGACGCACAGGGAGATGCGATACGGACCGCCGATAGTTTTGCGAACAGAATGAGGGCGCTGAAAGAATCAGTGAAAGATTTGTTGATCGGCCTGGGGAACCAATTAATTCCCACAATATCGACATTGGTGGAAAAAATCACGGGGGCTGTTGAGTGGTTCAGTAATCTTGATGATCGCTGGAAAAAGATGATAGGTATCTTCGCTGGAACTTTAGCGGCAGCGGGCCCTCTGATGTTAGGCCTTGGCGGATTAATTAGCATTATCGGGAAAATCGGCCCCGCAATAAAAGCTATAGGTCCTGCTATTAACGCAATATTTGCCACTCCTCCTGTTGGACTTATTCTGGTAGGAATCGCTGCTGTGGTCGCTGGTACTATCCTTCTTATCAAACACTGGGATAAGGTCAGATTGTTCTTTCAGAAACTTTATGTACGCATTGCTGAATTTTTTGAGGGAGTAGTAAACTGGGTATTGAAA